CGAGTTGTACACGACACGGCCTGCGGGCTTCTCACCGGCGGACAGGCCGGAGATCTCCGCGGACGTCAGCGACTCGATGCCGGGTGCCTCGTCGAGGCGTTCGGCCAGTGCCTGCATGTCGGTGGGGACGTCGTTGGCGTCCGACCCTTCCGGGAACGGCAACGCCATGACGGTGGTGGTGTCAGCCATCGGTCAGTTCCTTCCGGTCAGACGGCGGTGCCGGGCAGCGAGGTCGGCCAGGCGTCGGCGGTGGTGCCGACGCCGCCGAAGATGATGGCTTGGCCTGCGGTGAGCGTGCCGTAGTAGGAGCCCGCACCTGAGCCGGCGATCAGCATCCCCGACACCTGACCGCTGCCGGTGTTGCGGGTCGGGACGATCAAGTCCCCCTGCATGCGGAACCCGGCGGGGACTACAGCGGCGGTCCAGGCACTACCGGATGCGATACCGACGCCCATTGTGAGGGCGATGGTGCGATACCACACCATGTTGCCGATGCGGCGATAGCGGAGGTTGCCGGACCAGTTGGTGCCGTCCACCGCGATCTCCCGCAGGCCCGTGTCTGGTACGCCACCTGTGAGGATCCACGCCGAACCAGTGGACGTAATCTCCACGTAGGAATTCGGGCCAAGCGGGAAGGTGGCGACACCCTCCACGGTTTCTGACGAGTCGCCGTCCAGTGTGACAACACCGGTGCCGCCGTTCTTGATCCTCAGTGTCTTGCCGGCGCACGTGCTTGCCGCAGGAAGGGCCAGGGTGAACGTGCCGCTGGTGACGTGCAGAACGTCGTCTGCCGCGGTGGCCGTGTATGCGCTGGTCTTCGCGGCGTAGGCCGGCTGCGCCAACTTCGTGCGGGCGATCGCGGCGGACGCGTTGATGTCGTCGTTGACGATGGTGCCGTTGAGGATCCGCGTCGACGTCACCCAGCCGCTGGCCTCGATCGCTTCGAAGCGAGCCTTCACCGTCGCCGACGCACCCGCCGGGTCGGTGCCGAGTTCGGTCTGTACTGCCTCGATAGCGTCGCCGAGGTCGTTGTGCATGTCGCGGTGGGTCCGACCACCGACGCTGTCGGAGGTCTTCTTGTCCGACGCGATCGTGTCGAACGAGTCGAGGCTGCCGGGGTAGTTACTGGCCACTGTGGCTCCTTAGAATCGCAACTCGGTGTAGGTGAGGGCTGACGCGGTCATGTTGCTGTAGGTGGTGTAGGCGGTATCCAGGTCGTCGTAGGTGACCGGCGTCGACGACGTCAACGTGAGGTTCGCCCCGGCCGGCTTCTCCCGCATCGCCGCGGCCAGGGTCGCCGCGGAGTCGACGACCTCGCTTGAGTCGACCTGGACTTCGATCGCCCACGGATCCCCGCCGACGGCGGTGGTGACCAGGCAGTAGCGGTTGCCCGTCAGAGTGGCCTGCACGGCAGCCCGGATGCCGGCGGCGCTGCCGTGGGCCTGGGCGCCTGCACGGGTCAGATACCAGCGGGCATCCGACGTCTCCATGCCGCCGACCGGGACGCCGATCAGCCAGCCGAGCCACGGCAGCCAACCCGCCGGGGCGGTCGCCGGGTTGACCGGCTCCGACGTGCCGGAGGACGACGTGTCGGGGTCGGCGTCGTCGATGAACTTCGCCACCGAGTAGGCGGCGTCGCCGATGCTGGCCATGTAGCGCAGCAGCTCGCCGCGGGTGTCCGCTTCGCGCACATATTCGGGCAGCAGGTCGAACAGTCGCTGACCGGTGCGGGTGATATTTGACGGGGTGCCGGTGTCGTACAGCGGGAAGCCTTCGTACGACAGGTCGGAGTCGTACAGGCTGCTGGAGTCGTAGGAGGTCGCCATGCAGCACCGCCTCTCAGGTGATGGTCAGGCTGACGGTGCCGATGACCGCGAACTCGTCGAACGCGACGGCCGCCGTGGTCGATGGCAGCGTCACCGACGTGACCGAGTCGACGCCGGGCACCGATTCGATGACAGCCTGCACGTCGAGGGGTTCGACGTCGGCGCCGAACCCGGACGTCTGCCACGACCACACCGACGCCAGCGCGTCCTCGATGGCTGTCTCGAGTTCGTCACTGTCGTAGCCGGTGGCCTTCGTCACCGCCGCGGTCACGTTGACGCTCACGGGCGAGGCGTCCTCGACGGTCATCGTCAGGATGGATGCGCACTGCGCCTGCATCGCCGTCTGCAGCTCCGACTTCTGGTCGGCGGTGATCTCGTCGCCGTTGCCGTACACGTAGACGGTCAGGTAGCCGTCGTCGTCGCCTGGCGAGTTCCCGCCGTCGTGGTCGTACTGGTCGACGGCCACGGCACGCTTGACATACGGCTGCTCCAACGCGTAGGCGGTGAAGTGCTCGGGCACCACCAGCGATGACGTGACACGCGCGAACCGTGTCGCGGCACGGGACAGGAACGCCAGGTCGTCCTCGGGGTCGGCGCCGCCGTTCAGGTCTGTGTACAGCGCGCAGCTCGCCAGGCTTGGCACGGCGACGACAGGGTCGCAGGCGGTGCCGGCGGTGACCGCGTTCAAGTATCCGCCGGTGTCCGTGGTCGCCACCGCCACATCCAAGGTGGAGCCGGTGCCGCTGACAGTCTCGGTGGCGATCAGCATCGAGTCGTAGTCCTCGAGGCGGAACAGCGTCCCCTCGTCGATCGTCGTCGTCGGGGATCCGGTCAACGTCAGGCGCACCGTGCCCGTGGCCGGCAAACCCTCGCCCCGTTCGACGCCGTACAAGTTGATGACACCTTCGACCAGTGCGCCCAGCACACGGTTCGCGGCGTAGATCAGGTCGGCCATGCCGGTGGCGGTGGCCTCCATGATCACCGTCTCGAGCGCGCCGTTACGTGGCTCCCACTGCGGCAGGCGCGACTCGGCCAGGGCCAGCATCGCGTCGAAGATCTGCTGCGGGTCGCGGTCGTCGACGGAGACGCCGAGGTAGGTGGAGTCCAGGTCACGCAGCGCCACGTCAGGCTCCCTGCTCGTCGTCGGTGTCGGCCCAGTCGACGTCGATGTCGACGGCCACGGTGTTGTCGTTCGACTCGGTGATCTCGACGCGGGTGACCAGCAGCGCCGGTTCGGCATAGCCGATCGTCGCGGTGATCTCGTCGGGGTTGACACGGGTGCCCGTCGGATCCATCAGCCCCCACAGCGGCGCCAGCGGCCGCTCGCCCGCCTCGCAACTGACGATGTGGCCGCAGGTTTCCGCGGCATGCCGCGCCGAACCCTGCTCGAGAGTGACCGCGGCACCGTTGGAGTCGATGCGGAACGGGTGCGCCAATGTGACGGTCATGCGCGCTCCTGTCTAGTCGAACACTGCTGTGGGGTTGACTCCGCCGTAGGCGGTGACTGCACCGTCGTACACGTTGTCCACGTACACACCGCCGCTGCGGCGGTAGTACAGCCGGGAGGACGACAGTGCGAAGCCTGCGCCGGCCCCGGTCCAGTCGTTGCCGCTGAAGGTGTTCCGCAGAGTCCCAGAGAGCAGGGCCAGATCGGACCCGGCCGAACCGGTTGACGGGGTTGTGTCGATCCAGGCGTCGTCCGAATCCGGCGTGGCTGGGTTCGCGAACACCCACCCGTCAACGGAACGGAACGTCCACGCGGCGCCGGACCACTCCGCGAACTCTCCGGGGTGCCCCACCCACGCGCCGGTCGGGGTGTCGCCAACAAGGTACTCGTCGCCGGATGCAGGGCTGCCCGGCGGCGTGTTCAGAATGCCGTCCAAGGTCTTGTCGACCCACGCCCCGGTGCCCGTGTCCCAGGATCTTCTGACAACACTGGATGTTTCGTGAGTGAACGACACATGGCATTGAGACGCCGTGTCGAGCTCGATGTCGGACGTGACACGGTTGCCAGTGATAGCGCAGTCGGCGATGTCCTCGAACAGCACCCGGCCGTTGTCCGACGGCTGCCCGTCGGCTGTCGCCGACCTCGTCACATGCCAAAGGTTGTCGGAGAAAGTCGACAATGCGACGCCGTTTAGGTTCAGCCAGTGCTTCGCGCCAGCCTTGCCCTGGAAACGGAACGTGTTGCGGGCCACTGTGAACCGCGAACAGTTGGAGACGGCCACCACATCGCCTTTGCGGCCTGCGGGAACATCAGCCTCAGTGACCCCGCGCACATCGTCACGGAAGTAGAACTCGTTGTCGACGATGCTCCAGTCGCCCACATACCAGGCCTTGATGGCGAAAGTGTTGTCGACAAGGTGGAACACGTTACGCTGCACGACGGAGCCGAACGTGTTGCTAACCGGCCACAGATACGCGCCGTAGAACACGTTGCTGTCGAACACGTAGTGGTCGCCGCCGGTCTCCACGTATGAGTAGAAGTCGTTGACCTCGTTGTTCGCGAAGTACGCGCCGTAGGCGCCAAGGCTGATCGTCCGATACCAGCCCTCGCCAAATCGGTTAGCGACGACCCGCAGATTGGTCACCCAGTACGGCTCCGACTTCGCCCACACCTCGAGCGCCATCCGGCCGCAGCGGTCACCGAAGTGGTTACCCTCCACCGTCATGTCGGTGATGGTCCCGCCCGTTCCCGTCACTGTGCCCAGGAAATTGCCGCCGTAGGCTGCGTCGCCGCGTGTGGCAGGCATCCAGGTATCCTCGAAGGTGCAACCGCGGACAAGGATCCGGTTGTTCTGCGATCCGGCCGTCTCGCACCACCAGGTTGCCCCGGTGCGGTTCTCAACGATCGTGCAATCTATGAGGGACGTACCGTCGAGTGTGCCGCCCGCCTGCACGAACGTCTCAAACGCGGCATGTCCGAATCTGCGGAACGTGACACCGCGCACCGTGACGTTACTGACCGCTGTGCTAGCCGGGGCTTCAACACGGACCCCCTTGTTCCCGGTGATGCGAGGAGCAACATCTTGACCGACGTAGGCGTCCCAATCCCAGTCGCCGACCAGTGTCCCGCCACGAACCTCGACGCCGCTGGCTGTGATTGTGATGAGAGCCGAACTTGTGGACGCGCAGCGGCACTCGACACCGGCCGCGAACGCCCACGTCTGATTCTCGACGTTCAGCGTGGCAGTCATCTTGTAGGTGCCGGAAGGAAAGTAGACGGTGCCGCCGTCCCCGGCCGCATCGCGAGCCGCATGGACTGCAGCGGTGTCGTCTGTGACACCATCGCCGGCAGCGCCGAACGTGCGGACGTTGTAGAACCCGTCCCCGCCGTCCGTCGGCCCCACGACGACCTGCTCACCGTCCTCGGTGGCGGCGATAAGGACAGTGGTGCCAACACCCGCCGTGGACAGACTGCGGTACGGCCCGCGCAGCGCACCACGGGAGCCGGGCATCGACACATATACGCCGTTGCCGTCGACGGCCTCGACCAGGCCCAGAGTGATCGCCATGTCAGTACCAGTTGTTCTGTTGGAAGAACGCCCAGGCCCGCTTCGGGCCGCCGTACCGGGCTTTGATGTAGTCCAGACCCCAGCGGATCTGCGTCTCCGGGTTGGTGCGCCAGTCCTTACCGGCGGACGCCATCTTCGACCCGGGCAGGGACTGCGGGATGCCGTAGGCGCCGCTGGACGGGTTCTCGGCCTTGTAGTTCCAGTCGGACTCACGCGTCCACAGGTTCTCCAGCGCGGTCCACTGGTCGTCGGAACCCCAGCCGTAGCGGTCCTTAGCCATCTCTTGGCGGGCGAACCACTTCGCGTACTTCACCGTGGTCTTGTCGCGGGTCGGCGGGGAGTCGTTGCGGGTGGCGCTGCTCGTCGACTTCGTGCCACGATCGGGCGCCGGCGCCTGCGGCACCGCCACCTGCACCTCCACAGCGGAGATCCCATCGGTCGTTGCCGTCACCGACTCCACCAGGTACACGCCGTCCCAGCGGCCCAGGCCCGACACCTGGAGGCAGTCCCACGGCTGCAGCATCATGCCGCGGTTCCACGGCAACACCACCGAGCCGACCGCGACATTGTCAGGGTCGTCGGAGGTCTGCGACACGTTGATGTCGAGGGCGTCGGTACGCGGGGAGTCGCCCCACGTCACCGTCCACAGCGGCCGTTTCGGGCCGCCGGACCACGCCCAGTGACGCGACCCGAACAGCA